AGTTCTGTTGACCGCGAAGAAGATCGCTGCATTGGTCAAGATGTCAACGGAAGTGACCGAGGACTCAATCGTCTCGATCATGGACACCGTTGTTCAGTCTTTGGCTTACAGCATCGCAATCGCTGAAGATCAAAACTTGTTCAATGGCGTTGCTGGCGGTATCAACACGGCTGGCATCAAGGGTGACGCAAGTGTTGCAGACACCAATGTTGCAAGCGTTGCAGCCTTGGCTCTTGACGATCTGACCGCATGTAGCGTAAGCATCGGCAACCCAATCGTTGGTGCCCGCAATGCTTGGTACATCAACCCAACATTGTACCACGGCCAAGTCCGCGACTTGCTGAACGCAGCAGGCGGCAACACGATTGCCGATTTCGAGGGTGGCCAGCGACCATCTCTTCTGGGCTATCCAGTTGTGTTCACCAATGCACTCCCTGGTGCTTCGGCTTCGGCCTCTGGCGACTTGCTCGCAGTGTTCGGCGACCTGAGCCTTGGCTGCTACTTCGGCGACCGTCGAAGCGTCACGTTCAAGATGCTGAACGAACTGTACGCCGAGAACGATCAGGTCGGTGTTCAGGTCACTGAGCGTATCGCTCTTGAAGTCGTGAACCCAGAAGTCCTCGGCAAGATCACCTTGACATAATGGCAAGGTATCGTTTTAAGTGCGACCGCTGTGGCCGAAAGAAAGGCACAGTGGTCGCTGATGGTGAGTTGCGTGAAGGTATCGTTCGGACGTTGATCCAACTTGGAGTTCTGGAAAAGTTAGATGACAACAAATTGGACGATAAGAAGAACGTCAAGCCCGCAAAGTCTGGCAGTAAGTCTGGACGAGGCAAAGGCTCACCTAAGAGTGGCGGGAAGCGATCAGGACGGTCTGATTCTTCTGCTGATTGAGTCGGCAACAGAGAAGTTGGAGCGAGACATTGAAAGATGTTTCGTTCAGGCGACATGGGAGCAATCGCAATGCTCCTTCCCAGCCGATGGCGGGCAGATCAAGTTAAACATGGGTGGCACTACATCCATCTCGTCGGTGTCATATGTTGACACCGATGGTGCCACACAGACTCTTGATCCTGCCGAGTATTCGTTGGACATTGGACGCAATGGCGTCACATGCCTTAACGATGACTCTGGATGGCCGGAGACTCTGACTACGATCAGCGGTCGAGACGTTGTGACGATCTCGTTCACCTGCGGCATCGCTGACGGCGATTGCTTGCCAAGACTATTTAAGCACGGCATTCTGTTAGAGACTGCCCGTGCATACTTTGATCCAGCACAAGAGTCGTCAATCGCGACCGACAACGGGCGATCGTATGAAGCGATCGTTCGAGGTCTGATTAGGAGTTCGTATCCGTAATGGCGAAGGTAACTGGATTCAATCGGAAACGCATCGGGCGAAGAAACAATCTTGCTTCGTTCGATGCACCACCGACTGCCGTCAATGAGTATGGGCAGATCGAGCATACAACCGGCAACTGGACACGCATCGTGACCGGATGGCCTTGCGAGATGGTCGATGCTGGTGGCGGGGAGGTTGTCAATGGCTTCCAGACCACGGCAAAGACGCAGAAGGTACTTGCAGGAGATCCTGCACTTGTCGCAAACGTGACTGAGGCATGTAGGTGCATTATCAATGGAGTGACCTACGGCATCACTGCTGTCCGAGATGTGTCAGGAGATGGACGCACGAAGCGAATAGAACTGCGAGGGATCAAGTAGGTGGTACGCAAAGGTCGCAAAGAGGTCGAACGCGATGTCGCTAAGTTCATTTCAGCACGCAAGCACAAACTAGGTGGCGTGCGTGGAAGCGGCGTTGACTTCACCGACTTTGGGGCAGACCTAGAGGGTATCACCCAAGAGTTGATTAAGAAGGTTTGTCCAACCGCAGTCGCAGCATGTGCAACCGTGGTGAGAAAAGAGGCGACAAAGATAGTTAGGACTGGCGGGTCCGCCACTACTCTCGGTCAATCGAAGAAAACAAAGACACGAGGTGTGTTGCCGTATCGCGGGACAGAGGGGACGAACGAGGCGTACCTGACCAATGCTGGAAAGGGTGCGTGGTTCGGAACAGACATGATTGCCAAGAGGGGTGGTGCGAAGGGACCGTCTCTCGGGCAGGCAAAGACGATCATCAAGAAGCCTGTCAAGAGGAAGGCGGGAGGAGTGCATTCGTCGCAGATTGTTGGACCCAGATACGCAGCAAGCCCACTCGGCAAAAACTTTGCCCACATGCACGAGATGCCAGATGGCTCAACCCCCAACCACAAATGGTGGGGCAGACCGGCACGCCGCAAACTTCCACGCCGACCGTTCATGGGTCCAGCGGGACGAAGAACAGAAAGACAGCAGAGACAGATAATTAAAGATACTGTCGTTAAGTGGAAAACAAGGCGACCAGACTTGGATTACTAATGAAGCCAGTACCTAAGATTATCGAACGACTGAAAGCGGACACCAGTGTGACCGCATTGGTTGGAAGCAGCATTTATGCCGACAACCCACCACAAGACACAGGGTTGCCGATCGTTGTGCTCGGCATCTCGAACACGCAGGTATTCTCAACCGTCACCAACTGCAACCTGAAGTTGTACGTTGCCGACCTAACTGTTGACATCATCTGCAGGACGCGAGGGGCATCGGAAGATACTCAGTTCGCAATCGAAGATTCACTCATCGGGTTTGCATCAACCGATGACGACTTTGTTATTGAAGGAATAGTCCCATCGACAGGGGTTGACTGGGAACTGCTCGAAGCGATCGATGGATCGGACGAGCGTGGATATTGGTGCAGCCAAACTCTCACTATCAATTTCCGAAGGAATTAAAAATGGCTTCAACAGGTCAAGGAACAACCGTTGCACTCACGACCGCTGGATCGGTTGTCTGTGCAAGGTCAATCACTCTCCCAGAATGGTCGATGGAAGTCATCGATGCCAGTTGCCTTTCCGACACCGGCTTCATGAAGAAGATCGCTGCTGACTTGACTGACGGCGGCGAAGTACAGGTGACGGCAGTATTCGAGTTGGCCGACGAGCCTATCGCACCAACGGGAGTGGTTGACACGATCACGATCACGTTGCCATCGGCTGGGGCCACCGGCGGCGTCCTGACTGGCTCAGGCTTTGTTACGTCATGCACACTTCCAAGCATCGAGATTGGCGGACTGCTCGAACAGCAATTCACCTTTACTTTCGATGGCGTGACTGGACCGACCTACACCGCTGGCACTGCATCATAGCAATGAGTAGAGAAGTTAAACTGATCCCTCACTCAGGTAAGAACTTAGTAACTGGTGAAGTGCAGCACTTTCATCAGTGGATGATCTACCTGTGTGAGGATGGCGTTGAGAGGCACGTTGGCATTCTCGGCTGGGCTGAGGGTAGTCGCATTCTTTTCGTTCGCCCAGTAGATCCACCCACCACATCTTGGATCGAGCAAGAGATTGAGAAGCAAAACAAAGAACGGCGGGAATCGGTTTCCTGTCCCGATATACCTTTGGATCTTGTAAACAATAGTGTGGGTGAATTAGATGAGTTTGACGAAGAAGACCTTATTGGCTGAGTTGGTTTGCAGCAAGCCAGAGAAACTTTCAGAGAAAGTCTTTGGTCACGATGCTTACGTTAAGCCGGTATCCGAGTTCCAGCGTTCCCGAAGAATGGCATCGCTGGTTGACAAGGATGGCAAGATTGATAATGCGGCAATGGCGAGAGCCAGGGTCTACACTCTCATCGACCACCTTTGCGAGAAAGATGGTACCCCACTGTTCACCGACAAAGATGCAAAGTCTTTGCTTGAAGTCGATGCCTTCAAGATTGACCTGATCAATCGCCAGATCGAGCAGTGGGTTGCTGAACGCGAGGGAAAGTACAGGGGCGAATAGAGAAGTTCGTCAAGCACTTTGAAGTCAACAACAGGTTGGCTTGGGTGTTCTCTATTTGCCACGACCTCGGCATCGACGATCCAATCTCATGGATGAATAGCGTCCCTCCGGTCCTTGTTGACTGGCACATCGCGTATAGGTGCTATAAGAGCGATGCTGAGGCTGCTGCCTACGAGAAGGTACGCAACGGCGGTAAAAGAACATTCAGTGGCAACTCGTCCGAAATGGGCGAATATCTAAGTGGGATAAGCAATGGCAGGAAATGATAGAGTAGGGGCACTTTATTACGAGGTCATTCTCGATCCACGAGGGTTCGCCCGCGGTGCGTCTGTCGTAAAGAACGAGCAAAATGTTCTTGTTCGTGCTGTGCAAAAAACTGTCTCCGAGCAGGACAAGATCAAAGCCGAGTTGATCGCCATCCAGAAGCAGATGACCAATGCGACTGGCGAAGAACTTGCACTGCTGAGGCGATACAAAGGCGAACTCATCAATACTTACAGGGAGATTTCACGCAAGAGACGCGAGGCGGCGAGAGAGGCGGCGAGAGAGGCACGAGAACAGGCAGAGAGGCAACGGTATTCGATAAGGAATATCCTTTCAAACGTTGCAGCCCAGAACACGCTGAGAGACAAACTGGGGCAGGTAAGAAAAACTTGGGATGTGCAGAAGAAAGCGATCATGGGAGTCAATGGCGGACTCTCCAAGATGGCTGGGAACCTAGCCCAAGGACTGGGATTTGGTCCGCAGGTACAGGGCATGGCTCGTGCCTTTGGTGCGTTGGGCTTGAAGGTTGCATTCGTTGCGACAGCAACGCTGGCACTAGCAGCAGCAGCATGGAAAGGGGTGTGGGCATACGATGCTTGGCTTCAGAAGATCAACCAACTCACCACGATGATGGGTGGCAATGCTAAGGCTGCACGGGGACTGTCTGCACAGATGGAGCAGTTTGCAAACATCACTTCATTCACGACTGAGCAGTTGAACGACTTTGCTGTTCAGATGATGAACCTCGGTGTTCGTCGCAAAGATATTGCTGGGCTTGCAAAGACACTCGGCACACTTTCGTTCGGTGACCCACAGAAGTTGAAGCTGATCGGCAAAGCGTACTCCGATGTTATGGCGAAGGGAAAACTGATGGCACAGGAAGCCAATCAGTTGGCAAACGCGAATGTTCCGGTCTGGCAAGCATTGTCTAAGATGCTGAAGAAGGATGTCTCGACGATCCGAGAGATGGCAGAGGCTGGCGAGATCACCGCTGACCAACTGAAGCAGGCACTTGAGGCACAAGCGGCGTCCATCGGGGGAGTGAAACTGCTCACACAGAGGCTCTCAACTGCGTCTGGTCAGTGGGAGATGATGAAGAACTCAATGGGCAGGATGATCAGAGACATCGGAGAAATGTTCTATCCTCTCCTCATAGCCGTGCTGACGGTTGTCAATTCGATCTTGTACGCGATTGAGAAGGTGATTAGATGGATCAAGATTGGGGCGAACATAGTTAGCCTCAACTGGAAGCGTGGCTTGGAGCAGGTGAACGAGGAACTCGGCAATACCGAGGACCTCGCATACGACATGAAGGAGGCCCTTGAGGACACCTATCGAATCATCGCCGAACAGAACATCCAAGCAAAAGAGCAGGTCAAGACATACGAGGAACTTCTTGATGCAGTCCAAAACAGATTCCGGTCTGAAGAAGAGATGGCTGAGAGAGCATATAAGGCGAAGATGGATCAACTCGTGATAGAAGAGGAGATCACTCAGGAGCAGGCTGATCGTCTCATCATCGCAGAGCGTGCAGCACGGCAGCAGGAACGCGAGCGAGAAGATGCACTCGCAAACTTGGAAGCGATCCGCGAGCGAAACGAGGCAGAGAAGAAGGAGCGTGAGGCTGTTGAGAACTATCTTGAAAACGAGTACGAGAAGTATCAAGAGGCAAGGGCGAGCGAGTTCGAGGGCAAGGTCGAGGAAGCAAGGAAACTTCGCGATCAGGCAACCTCGGTTGTCGTCAAGCAGTACCGAGATGAGATGAAGCAAATTGACGAGTCACTCAAGGACCGTCTATCGGCAATAGACGAAGCATCTGCTGGCGGGCAATCATTCCAAGCCGGTTCGACCGAAGAAGCACAGTTCTTGCGAGAGATGGAGATCCAAGCACG